CAAGCCTTCGGAGTTCCTTTACTCGACATTCAGTCAAGTGATCGCGGACATCAATATTTCAAGTACGCGGCTGGAGCCTCACTGCTGCAGGACTTCTGCTAAGTTTCCACCGAACATTCCCTGAAAACTCTTGATCATCTCGGCTCCCTGCTTTACCTGAGGGCCAAGAGAGGATAGCGTCTCCATGAGCTGCTGCTGCGTCTCCATCAGCTCCTTTGTATCATCGCGCATCTGTAGAACCTGTTCGGGGTTCAGTTTCTGGAAAGCATGTAGTATGGTCGTTCCCGCATCAATGTGGGCGTCCATAGTATTATCCTCCGTCTTCTCGGACTTGGATCCAGAATGGGGCTTTGGCTCGTCGCTGTCCTTCCCCTTCTTGCTGGACTTCTTGTCCTCCGACTCATTTGGGTTATCGTACCCCTCACGAAGAGCCTGCCCCGAAATGAGGACAACGGCGGCAACTGTGGCAATTCCGAGAGTCACGGCAGCGGTAAGGGGCATACGAACTCCGTATCCAATAACTACTGTAATGAGGAGTAACCAGACGGCTAGGTACCCCATACGGCGTTGGACAAGGAATACGATGGAGATTAAGAGGAGTAGAGCTGCTACGGCTGTATCTACGTTCGCCTTCATTAATTCAGTCAAAGATATTTATATCATACAGCGGTCACAGGGCTTCCAACGGGAACAGTGTCGGCCGTTCCAGCGACGCCAGAACCGTCAAAGGTGTATCCTGTACGGGGCTGCTGGAGAGCGACCATGCCTCCGCGATGGCGCCGAGTGCGCTTTCCCTTGTGGCGACGACGACGACCGCCCGCGAGGGTATTGTTTCCGCCGCGATTGCCGGTCGAGCAGTCCTTTGATGTATCAGAGTTCCAGAGAGCCGAGCCAGCGTTGGGTCCGCCGACGTCAGAGAGAACAGATCCGCCAAAGCCGTATCCGCCCCCCTTCTTGGTGAGGAGAGCATGGCGACGGCGGTGGCGACGAGAGGGCTTGGTTTTCTTAGTAGGATGCTTACGAGCCATTTGTATTGGTAGGAGAATCTATTACGGGCGTCCATGTTCCATCATCGTTCTGAACGCATTCGAGCGCAAACACCCGACCTAGAGACCGCAATTTCTTGGATAGCGCCATTGTCCTGACGCGAAGGTATCCTACATCGGCAACCTTGTAGACGTCGGGAATGTCGGTGGCGATAATCTCGTACTTCAGGACCTCTTCCTTCTTTTGAACCTTGCACTCGGCAAATACCCCCTTCTCGCCTTCAGTGTTCGTGTAGTATTCGTACCCCCGAATATCATCTACCTCATCGCGAAGTTTGACCGATCGTGTCTCAAACTCAGAACAGGGGGTGTATAGGGAAAAAATTGATTTCAACATTTCCTGGCGTGCAGCGAAGGTTGTGGTCATAAACAAAGGAGTTCCATTCAACATCCACGCATCTGCTAGGAACACATGCGTAGGTGTATACTCAACACGCAAAATCGTATCCTCAAAGCACCGCTCGTCCCATACGAGACGGATGGGTTGGGGTACTGGGTTCTCCTTACGTGGAATCCACAGGGCAATCGGCTTCGAGTCTTCGTCGCGCGTGAGGCAGAGCCATCCGGGGATCCCGCCACCCTGTGGTACTTTCACGGAATACTGTCCGATCTTCCCCTGACGGGTCATACGTACAGAGGGATCCCATCTATACAAACTCTTCAGGCGATTCATTACCTAACTACTCGTCTACTGTGAAAACGCCTACTGCGGCGGTGCTGCCTTCCCTCCAGCGAATCCTACCCGATCTACATCTCGTGTCTCAATCGGAGGAGGAAGAGACGCGGGATTAGGCTTGTTCGACTGGACGATCGGCGGGGGGATATCGTACGTCGGGACAGACATGGCTTGAGGCGCCTCGCGTACCGTCGAGGGAGGAGGCGGCGGGGCTACGAGCGGGGGCGGAGTTGGTAGGATGGGAGCCGATACGACTTCGGGAACAATTGGCTGGACGGGGGCGCGATCAACATACACGATCTTCGGCTTGGGCGGCTGAATGAGTCTCGACACCCAGAACACTCCCACGTGAAGAACCACGATGACAATGATGGTAGAAAAGGCGAGATAGACGATATCGGAGATCTCCATGAGTTATTCTATTGAAAGTTTTGTAAGGCCTAAAATTAAACACAACCACGATGTCGTCCGATCCTGTTGTCTCTGCACCTGTTGTTGTTGAAGCGGCCCCCGTTCCTGCGGTTCCGGCCGAAGTGGTGGCTGTGGCGAAGGCTGCCGTTGTTGACTTCGCGAACAAGTCGGATCTCCTGAAGTTTGTGATTCAGAAGATTGCCGAAGTAGAGATCCTTGCCGATCGGTCGGACGAGGACAAGGCGAAGTTCATTGTGGATGAGGTCAAGAAGGCTATTCGTGAGTCCCCCCTGTCCGAGGAGCAGAAGACTCAGTTGGCTGGATGGTGCGACGTGACTCTCCCCTACGTTGTCGAGGCCGTCAAGCTTGTGAAGGCTGAGGCCGGGAAGGTCGTGGGTGTGGCCCTCGCGGAGGTGAAGAAGTGCTGCCCGTCGTGGTTTTCGAAGAAGGCTGCGGCCCCGCCGGCGTAAACAGATCATCGTTCTCTGAGAACGAGCCGTTCGCGTACTTTTGTACCCTGACCTCCTCCTTAGAATCAATCCGATCCAAAACATTGGGGTAGGGAAGCATCTCAATCTTTACCGATCCGTCCGCCTGAGGATGAAAGATTCGGCACGTCCTTTCGTGTGGATTCAAGCACTGGGTTCCACACCAAAGAAAGCTGGTCGTATACGAAATCGTGGGTTTCATGTAGACCATCCCCATCTTCGTGATACGGTACATTTGTAGTTCTACACCTGCTGTATTTAAACTAGACGTACATGAGACCCAGCGTCACCGCAAAAAACACGAAAGAATGGAGCAGGAGTCCGAATCCGGTCGGTAGGCCATTCTCAAAGATACGGAACGTGGTATACGGTCCCGTCACAGACGTCACAAGTCCGTCCATGACGCGAAACGTAATGGGGTTCGCCAGAATGTAGAACAGCAGACCCTGAAAGGCCGAGATCTGGAGTTTCTGAGTTGCGGTGGGACCAGCCATTCTTATTATTACTTATTCTCTAGCTTGGAAAGTATTGCGGGTGGCCTGTATAGTTTCCAGCAACTGAGGAATTTTTGCCAGCATAGGAGCGATCGCAGCTTCATCTCTCTTGGCGGGTTCGCGGGAATCGAGGGGTTCGGTGACGAAGAGGATCGCTGTCAATAAGAATGTCTGTTTCGATTTTGAATTGGAAGGTTCCCATCGCAAGGTATACAACTTGAAGAGGGCCTCGACATACGTATTGCTCTGGGCGTTTATCACATCCCAGATCATCCAAATAAGATGCCGGGCATACTTGGATGAATAGTAGGGACTCTTGCGTTCGGCTACCACAAGCGCCTGCTTCGTTCGCTTCTTCTGTTCGCGGGCATACGCTAGAATCCACGAGAGCCAGTAAAAGGCCCGCTGATTATCCCGTGTCTGAATTGCAAAACAGAACTCGTTAAAGGGGATCTTGAGTTCGAATGGATCTTCCGCTTTCACGAACGGGGTGCTCGTCATTTGCGACGTCGCCCGCAGGTTCTCACGCACTGTTTCAGGAAGAAAATCGTGTTCGGCCTTGATCGTTGGCAGCGTAATGGTCTTCTGCTTTTTGGCAGTGGAAAGGACTATAGCAACTTCGCAGACGAGCGTACGCGCATCATCTCGATTCCGGATCTCTGTCATCGTGTGAAGAGTATACATCTGCTCGATCTCCGCGAACCGTTCGTACTGGGTAACTAAGTAAGTAAAGATATTGGGACAGGAGCGGTGGACGTACAGCGACGCTGCTTCAAAGAATGTGGCCCATATCGAATGCACCAGACCCGAACATAGCAGTTCGAGAGTCCAGTAACACGCGTAATCGGCATGACCCAACTGAATGCTTTGAAGAAGTGATTTGTTCGCAAGTTTACGAGCGTGGCCCGAGAAGGTGAATGTTTGAAAATCCACTACACTCCTTGTGTCGTAGATTTGCATTCTATATTGATATTGTGTTGGAGTGGGAGGGGATTAGAACGTGTAATACGCGTTAGATCCGTTTGTCCCCTGTGTTCCAGAGTACGCCAGTGTGATACCAATTCCTGACTGTAGATAGTAGGTTGTAGTGTTTCCTCCGTTGAAGACTCCGTTTATCGATGTGAGCGTATAGTTCACGGTACTGTTGTTTTTGACAACCCAGTATGTACCCTGCGTAGGAGTTGTTGTTGGAAACGTTATGGTGATCGTTTGTGCTTGGGTGGTTAAGCTGTAATACGTTGTTGCGTTCGTAGCTAAGAGTGTTAAGGCGGATCCAGATGGAATACCCGCGACGTTGAGGGTGGAAATGATATTCGAGGTGCAGTTAATAGTTCCTGACACCGTGAGAGGATACGACGTATTGAAGGCTCCGCCGATTCCCACAGAACCCAGGAGGGTTGTCGTTCCAGTCACAAACGATATAGCAGCACTCAACGTTCCCTGTACGGTAGTATTCCCCGTCGATGTGATTATTCCAGCATTCACTGTTGACCCCGATAGCGTAGTTGCCGCAACTGTCTGAGCTGCCGTTATAGACCCCGAGGAATAGAGTGAAGATCCAGAGATGGTAGCCGCCTGTAGATTTGATAGAGATGTCAGTCCGGACACATTCAATGCATACTGGACCACTGCTGCAGATAGGGTTGTTAGACCCGATACGGTGAGTGAACCTGTGGCCGTGAGATTTGTTCCACTAATTGTTCCAGCAACGGTATTTCCTAGTCTCGCAGTTCCCGTTGTGATAATACTCCCGCCGCTTAGCGTAATTCCACCGATTGAGTTCGAAGAGGTGGTAGGAGAACTGAATGATGCATTGGTGTTGATCTGTCCGTTGACATCTAGCGGGTACTGTGGATTGGTGGTTTGTACGCCTACGTAAGGTATAGCTGTGCTTCTCTTAATAAATAACGCAGTGGTATTCAAGTCGTTGGCAGCATAATTGGTTCGAATAGCCAATCCATCGTTGGGCTCATCGTATCCTACTCCAACATACGGGGCTATAGTTGTGACCACACTATTGTAAAAGGCAATAGTTCCGGTTGTTGCACCTGTTCCCTTGATGTTGATAGGGTAGGTCGATGTCGCAGGTAGGGTCGAACCAATCGCCATGTTTCCATTCAGAAGCAGGTTGGTACTCACGCGTGCAGTACCCTTTACATCAAGAGCATAGCTTGGGACGACACCAATTCCAAGATAGTTGTTTGTCATATCACCCTGGAGAAACGGGATATTCGCATTGGTAGAATAGACAAGGAATGTATTGGCACC